CCGGAAATATCAGCAGTTACCGGAAACGCGATCCCTTTCTCAAATGCAGAATATCCGAATGCCATCTTATATTGCCCCCTTGGCAACAACCAAACGGTTCATCGAAGCAACAAACGAGATCGGATCTGGTCGTTCCGGTTGTTTTGGGGCGTCACCAAGATCAAAGAAATGCGCGGGAGTATACGGTTTCGTCTTCTTGGGATCTCTGTTCACATTCGCTATGGTTGCACAGATCATCCCGAACCTCTGATCCTCAATCTTCATTTCCCACTTCCTCCATTTGATCCTCGATTCCACATATGGCGCGAGTTCGGCGGGCGTAAGAACCCAAAACTCAAGTGGTTTCAACCCGCCAACCCCATATGCCGCGTCCTGATACTCTTCGATTATTTCTTTGATGGTCTTTTTGGTGCCGGGTTCTCGTTTTTTCCGGGTTCCTCCTCGTCTGGGGGTTTCAACCATCCGGAATCCGTGAGTAACGTATTAATCGTCTTTTCCATTGCAGAATATCCTTTCTCTGCGATGTAATCTTCGCAGAAATCGCCTGCCTCAAGAATGGTTATAGATCCCGGATTCGCGGCATTTGCCGCCGACCAGATCAGACCACGAAACGCCTTGAACGGTTGGTTCCGGAATGCGGCATCCACTGATCCAACCTCTGAATTAAATTCCACCATCGCGTTAAAACTGAGTCGGAGGGAAAGGACTTTCCCACCGGCTTCAATCACGCTGAATTTACGGCCATCCATATCATCTCACCCCGCTCATGGTCGTGCTGTGGTTCCGATCACAATTCTCAACCAGTAGATCCGGGGCGTCTTGTTGAGTTCTGTCACAACAATCGGGATCATAGTTATCGCGCCGGTTCCCTTGTTGATGTCGATTGCGCTGGATGCCGCACCGCTTGCAACCGAAGTCCCGTTCACGTAGATCGTGCCCGCAGCCGCCGTTGGAGTGATGGCAACCGTGGTGCTGTTGGAATATGCCTGCACGGTATACTCATATACAGTCGCAACCGCTGTTGGTGACGGATTCAGCGCAGCAGCACCATCATCAACAATCGTGAAGAACGGGGTTGTTAATCCCCCCGCACGGGTAGAGATATGCGCAATCGCGCCGTTAACCGTAACCTCCATCGAAAACCCTGCTGCCTCGTTGCCGTCTGCAATCGGTGTCATCTTGGATATCTGTCCCACCCATGTATACGAATGTGCTGCAAGATCCCCAAGTTGAGGCATAACGAATCCCCAAATCGAGTTTATGCGGTTATGAAACGCGGTCCATAATTCCGCCTGCGCAGCGGAACCAACGTTCCGAAGGTTAAACTGGAGATCCCCGGTACGAATCCAGGTAACTGTTTTTGTTTCGACTCCTCCGATATTGTTTTGCGCGGAAGTGTCGGCTTTATCTGCTGTTAGGTCTGGGAATACCGGATCATATACCTCTCCCAGAGCCATCCCGTCCCGAAGGAGGGTAATTCCAAGTGAACTTGAAGCCTGTTCTGTCATGTCTACTACCTCATGTAATCATACTCGATCATGAAATCCCGGTGATTCATGTAGATCGCCGGGTTCACATCGGTGTTCTCATCAGTAATATCCCCGGCATCCATACACCGGACAATATATACCCCGCTTGTCCCCGTGGTCGAATATGTATCGATCAATCGATGCAAGTTATCTGTAATTAGATCAGATAAGTCTTCGCACCGCCCGGAATTGGTATCAAATACCGAACATTGCACGCGGGCAGTCGCATACCGTCCCGTGTTGGTGTCCCTGTCTCTGATCGCATCAATCCGAGTCACGGAGATCGCGGGTAAACTGATCCCTTGTGGGAGACGGCGCCTGTATACCCGTGTCGATACCAGAGCGGTGATCGCAGTATCCGCTTTCAGCCTCTCGATGATCGCGTAACTCACATCTCTCATCGGCTCATCTCCTCAAGGAATATCCTGCGATACTTGGCTTTGTTGAGATCAAGCGGTGGACGGAAATAGGGTTTGGGTGCCCGGTATCTCGTCCCATACTCAACGGGCGCCGCATATTCGAGATTCGAGCCAACAAGCGCGGTACTATCACTCACCATCTCCACATGGATTGAACGCCGGAGCGTTCCGGTAATATATGGTGCCTCTGTTTGGACATCTCCCTGATAGGCGGTTGCTGTTAATTTGATCGCCCGGCGTTGCCGTTTCGTGGCATCTACCCCGAAATCCTTAAACGCCTTTCTCAATTCGACCAACCCGCGTACCTGTACCATCATTTCCCCCAAAAAATCGTGATAACACCAATCCCAACAGAGATCAGGAACGCCACCAGAGCCGCGACCTTGCCCGCCTGCTTTTCGGTGCCTTTGATAACATCAAAATTGCTTTCGACAACATCAACCCGCTTCTCAAGGTCGATCAGATCGGTTGCGTTTTTCTGGCAGATGGTCGCACCGTTGATCTCAAGATGTCTCACCCGTTCCTCGCATTTTGTGAGGATACGAACATAATCCTGCATCGTAACATTGAGGTGTTGGATGTCTTTCCTCGTCTCAATTGCGATTTCCCGCAACTCATCGTGTCCCGCGCACGTTCCCGATCTCCCGCCATCGCCCATCATATCACCGCCCCGATCTCACAACTAAAATGCGAAATGTCTTTGGTTGCGGGTTCGTATACCGCTTTGACGGTCTTGATCCCAAACGTCTCTGCAAAACCGGTATCCGTGCTTGTCAGTGTGTCGTTTTCTGATACTGGTGTAGTGGGTGCCAGGAGCACGCGGGGAAGAGAGGCGATCATCATACCATCAACCATCTTTTTCTTGGCAGCGGTGAACCGGCATTTTATGGATGATGTGATCGTGATGTAAACAAGCTCCCCATAGGCATCAACGGATTCTGAGAGTGTGCCATCGGCCTTTGCGTTGCCAGGAACCGTCCCACCATCAACAATAACCTCGTTGTTCTGAAATGTCCCGGTGATCGTATGCAGTTTCAGGGTGCCGGATGCTACCGCGCCAGTAGATATGATCGTCGCTTTTGCGCCGGACGTGACACCCTCCACAATTGCACCGACATTGAAAACGGCTATCCCTTCCTTGTATTTGAGATCAAACGATTGTTTGCGACTTGCAAGTGTGGCGTCATTGATCAGGAAAACGGTTGGAAGCACCATTCAGCGACACCTCCCCCGAACTCTCGATACGCGGTTCCCGCTTCTCAGTGAATTGATATACTGATTCATTGCCGCCCGCGCTTTGTCTTCAAGCGCCTTGATCTCCTGTTCCGGCGCGGTGCTGAAACTGATATCTCCACCAAGATTTAGAGATCCCGGTCTGCTGAGTTCGTGGCTCTGTCTCCGCTTAAGTTTGGCAATGGTGAGAGTAATACTGGCAGTCTTGAGATCATCTGATGATGTAGGTGGTGACACCCCGCTTATGATGAGATATGATGCGATCTCCTCGTCTGATCGGGTGATCAGGTTGCCGATATCGGTGATCGTGGCGGTGCCTGTTGCCGTTCCCGCTTCGAGGTAAACGTCCGTGGTGGTGCAATATGCCATTCATAACCTCCTGATCCGGCATTCTGCGATCTCTTCGGGTTCGGTATCCTGATCAAGCGGGTTCGTCATCACGCGGATCACTACGGCATCATCATAAATCTCATCGTTGAGATCGTCTAACCGATGCTGTGTGATTAGCGCAACATTCGTTGAATTCAGAACCATACCGATCCGCTCCCTCAAAAAAAAAGGATGTTGGATCAGTATTCGATCCGTGAAATCGCGTTGGCAATACCGTAGTTGACGCCGAACCGGATCTTTGCCTTGGCGGATGTGATGTCCTGAAGGGGATCGCGGAAGTCCTCAACCGTGATATCCTCACGCATGACGTATGCACCCGCGCTCATCTTGTTGAAGACAATCGCGCCGATATCGCCGTTTGTGGTGTATCTCCAGGTATAGGTGGTTGAACTGGTCGGGCTGTTGGTGACATACGAATCCAGTCCAAGAACCTTTGGCCTCCCGCCATCTGGTAACTGCTGTGCGCCCCAATAGTTCGTATTGAGCGCTTCGCGTTCAAGGTTCGTCTGGAAATCGGTTGTCATGACGATGGTGTCAGGAGTGAACCCACCGGCAGCGGCTGTCATCGTTCCAATGACGTTATGTTTCGCAGATGCGATAGCTTTGATACCCTGTGATGCGGCGGTTTCTGCTGCATCGTATTCGAGCCCCGAATTCTCCAGCGCAACACCGATCATCTCATAGTTAAGCGCGTTTTCGCAGTGCTCTCCGAGAAGTGCAACTTCAAGCGCCATGGTGTTATAGAGCGAATCGCTGATCATCTCGTCCGTGATCGGTGCAACCTCACCGTATTTCTTGATAGTGAAATCGCGGTATGTGTAGGTTGCATTACTGTTGCGGTACGGTGCTGCTTCCGGAACTTCCGGCGATCTGTCCGCACCCCCGCTCTGGAATGGGAGCCGAATGGTGTTACTTTTCGACAGGCTTTCCATGCGGAACGCCTGCCGGGCACACTGGACGAGCCGGGCGCCTTCCATCACAGTATTGAAATACTGGATCTGGACAAGCGGGGTCGCTGCAATACCTTCTGCAAGCAGAAGTTCTCTGGCGTTATAGACTTTACCATCGAAATGTTCGACTGAAAGTTCACGCGGAATGCGTTTCTCGATGAGTCCTTTTGCTTCGGCATTACCGGCAAACAGGATCTCAAATACGTCTGCGAGTGCGCGGACATGCGGATTATGAACAGAGGTTGTTCCGAAACCGCTTGGTTTGTAGGTTGAAATGTCTGTCATGTTAGATCACCCCTGGTTCTGTCTGCTGGTCTGCGTCTGAATCATTACCAGGCCGGTTGCTCCACCCGCGATATCTTGTGTTGCATAACCGAGAATATCATTATACAGCGCCTGTCCTTCCGCGGTTGTTGCTGCCGAAACGGCCGCCGAAACAGTGCCACCAACGGCATTATCGTTGTGTTCAACGAGATCCCCGGCATCAATCGCGGTGGTATCGTCTGCGTTAGCAACATAAACCTCAGATCCGTTAATATATACGGTGAACCAGTCTCCAGTTGATGCATCCATTGATGCAACCCCAACAATACCGCCGGTTGTTCCTTTCACGGCCGGATGTACTGTGTCTGAAACACCTGTCCTTGCGTATGCAACAACCTGTCCTGCTTTGATTGTGGCACCCGCCTTAAACGATCTGGCGTTGTGGTGTCCCTGCTTTACAACATTATAAATCGTTGGAAATGCGGTAATATCTGCCATACTCATCCTCTCCTGATGGTTCCGGTTTTCCGGTCAATTGTGAGCCCGGAATTAATCGGATCTCCGAGTTCGCGCCCCTGTACCTGTCCTGTCCGGGCTTCCCCATCAGACTCCAGCGCTTTGATGCGCTCGGATAACGCCTTTGCCTCTTCTTTGGCTTTTGCGAGTTCTTTGATCTGTTCCTTCATGGCTGCAAGCTCTTTTTCAATCTCAACCTTCGGATCTTCTTCCGGTGGTTTTGCAGCCGCTTCCATTGCACCCAGCTTCTTTTCAAGCTCGGCAATTCTGTCAATTAATTCATCTGTCATAGTCTCAACCTCCTCTGGTGGTTGTTCGGGTTCCGGTGCCTTCTCCTCGTTTATCCGGCACAGTTTGCACGCGCCACGGTGCACGAACGCGAACCCGTAAAATTCAAGTGATGATGCTTCCTGCTGTCTCGTCTCGGCGTTATACCGTTCGTCTCCCCCATGTTCAACCGAAACAAACGCAATAAGTTTGCGTTTCAGGAGTTCGACAAGATCCCGGCTTTTCTGGGTTGCGCCGTGAACAAGGATATCTCCACGGATAGCGCCGTCTTCATACCTGGGATTCGTGAGTTCTGCGACTTTATCAGTTGCATCTCTCGGAGATCCCCCAAAATGACGGCTCCATCCCGTAGTATCAATCCAGTTTTCGGCATATTCCCGGAGTGTGTCGGATGGATAGAATAGCGGTGTCCCGATAGAAGAATCAGTCCACGTGCCTTCAGCGAGCATAGGCACGCCCGTGATGAGCAACCCCCCGCCATCTTGATCAATCAGCGCATTTTTTTCAAACTCTACGGCAAGCGCCCTGATATGTGGTTTGGTACCGGCCCCGTCTTGCCTCGGAGTTTCCGGGTGGTTTGGTGTATCAGGCATACAGAGTATTATAGCAGTTAGGATATATATGCGTTTATGCAAGTTTACTTGCGGTTACCCCGTTTGATTACTGCCCGGATGGTTTCCGGGGATCGATACCCCCCGCACCAGTCCGGGTATTTATCCGAGATATGCCTGGCAATGATAGACGGAAAATATCCGTTTTCATGCAGCTCGAATATTTTCTGTTTCTCTGCCCATGATACCGGGTTGCCTTGTGTCATCTCTTCTTCTCCTGCTCGATCTCTGCTCCCTTCATCGCAGCACCCACAAGATCATGTACCGTATCCTTGATCGCATACGCATACCCACCGTCGGTTGTCCTGATATACTCTGTTCGGTCAAGCACACTATAATAGATGTTTCCGGTTAGGTCTGTCCGACACACAAAATTCTGTTTCGGTTGATCAACAAGCACGATCACGTCGTCGGCATACAGGGTATCATACCGGATCTCAGGATCTTCTGTCAGGATATTCATGGCTCGTCCTCCGCTTCCCCCCCCCGAACTTCGGGTTGTGATCCATATACCAGAGTCCGGGAAACTGCCGCCCCCCGTTGATGTAGAAATCATCTCTCCGTTTCAGGACTTCCAGCAACACCTTATCGACGAACTCCATCATCTCGTCAAACTGCCAGATCACGATAAAATACAAGAATGGTTTCCACATCTTATCCAGCCTGTGCCGGTTGTCATCGTTATCATGCCACTGCTCTTTGCATATCTCATACAGGAGTTTTCTGGATCCGGTGAGTTGATCCAACCAATGATCCGGAACATCGGGAAGCATCCGGATCAGTCTGCGTAACGGCTCTTTCATGATCCAGTGGATCATGACAGAATCAAACGATGCTTTATCCCAATCCTCTCCTGTGTTTATACCCGTGATCTGTCCGCTTCCAATCGCCCACCTGAGTATCCGGTGCCTGATATTATATATCAACTTCAAAATATTATCCATTTTATCACCACAAGAATTGTGAGTATGGCGATGAGAATCGCCATGGCATGAACAAACGCGCCTACCAAAGTATTCCTGATACGATCAGTCATCGTCTACCAAGATCCCGCACAACACACCGTTTAATTCCTTCACATACTGTGCCATAATAATTCATCTTCTCCTTCGTTGATACGTCTCCCAACACCGGCACCCTGGAAACCGAAGCGGGTGTTCGTGCCCGGACGAATGCACATCATCAAACGGGATCCAACCGTCCGCGCTATTCTGTAAGCACCCGTCTGATACCCGATCATCTCCTGAGTTGTTCCATCTCTTTTCCAGATCAACTCCGTCATCGATAATGGTTTCGGCAAACATCTTATTCCCGGCTTCGTATGCCTCGCCCGTCTCAGTAACAGCGATCAACCGGGCACGGTGATCGGTGTATCCCCCGAACCGTTGAACAATTTCATCAGCAATATTTGAGTATGCCGTTCCTTCATCGAGCCCCCTTGCGATAATTGTCCTCATCTCGTCGGCGGTGGTATCCTGTATCCCCTTGATATACGCCACACTTCCCCCGTGTTGCTGGAACCATGCAACAGCACGCGGGTTTGCCAAATTGAACGTGATATCGGGAAACGGCCCGACCATCGATAACCCGAAATTGTTTGCGCCGGTAAGAAGTCCGTCGGCTTCCATCGCGGTGATCATCTTTTTCAGGTCGGGTGTTGTCCGGGATTCGACATCCGACCAGATCCGATCAAATTCATCGATAGTGAATTGCCGGTCTGAGAGTTCCCGGCTGAGTTCCTTTCCTCTCATCCTTCGGGTAAACATCCGTTTCTGTGCCCGGAAAAATGCGGCTGCTGCTTTAATGTGTTTTCGAGCAAGCGCGTCTTTCTGCTGGAGTTTGGTTACCATCACTCACCCTCAACCTGTCCTGCCAAAAATTCCGCCATCTCGTCCGGGGTCATCTGTCCGGCGGTGCCCGGTAGTTCTCTCCCCCCCTCATCTTCCGGGATACCTAACTGTTCCCGGCACCAGTCTGCTGGTGCAACCGCATCGGGATCAATGCCTGTCCGAAGTTTGGAAATGCCTTCTGCAAGCATAGTAAAATCGGCGGGATCGGTATCCTGAAGAACGAGCCGGACAAGTCCGGGTTTACCCGTGATCTTGTCGATGATATGAACGTTCCACATCTGTTCGATATCGCGCTGAATGCTCTTGATTTTCTTGTAAAACGCCTGCACCCGCACGGTTGCGGTTGCATCGGTTGTTCCCTGCCTGAGTCCGAGGAGTTCACCGGGTATCCCCATCCCGGAAACAACCCGCGTTAACGTAACATCGGAATACTGTTGCACGTTCTGAATCCCGGCGATATCCAGCGCCTTGATCTCAATATCACCTTCCGTGACAAACTGATCTTTGCTCCCAAAATCCGTGAACTCTTTTTCGATATCCGAATACTCATCATCCGGGATCGGTGGTGCGTCGGGCCGGTTCTTGTTGATTGCAATATGCCATTTCGGTGTCCCATGCATACAGATCCCGTTAGTCACGGCCTCACTCACCCGCGTATCCCTCTGGATATCATGGATCGAGCGTTCGACAATGGAGATCCCGTATGGGCTGTCCGGGCGGCTCAAATACTGGTAATGTAATACCTGTTTTGGTTCGAGCCGGATCGGCACGATCGAACTTCCCCGGTTATCGAATATCTGATCATAGGATCGGATGTCTCCGGTCTGTGTGGTATCAAAATTGAAACATTCGGCGGGCCGAGGGATCACGTTAACCGGAACCCCAGACATACTCCCCCGCCCATACACGATCTCCGCGATCCCGTCTCTGACAACCTCGGCATCAACCATCATCTGCCATGTCACATCATAAAAATTAATTTTAGTCAGGAACGCCCGGATGTTCTCGATTGCCGTTTCGTCGTCTCCCTCAAGATCATACCCTGCACCTATGGCATACAGAGGATACAGATCCACGCCTTCCGCAACATACCCGCCCTGCAGATAGATGTTGCGGAGGTTCCGCATGGATTTAAACGAGCGTGTCGGATCTTGTGTGAGATCCAGGTGTGTGTATGTTTCGCGCCCCTTTGCGCGGGTTTTCGCGTTTTGTACGTCTCCCTCAAACAGAGATAGTTGTCTCCCAAATACCGAAATCCTCATAGTTTCCTCCCACTTGCCCTTACTTTGCTTTTAAACTGTTCAAAGTCATCTTCCAGCGCGTATCTCACATCATCAATTGTGTGGTTGTCTTTATCTGGATAGTCACTTCGTACCTCTCCGCTGCGTGTGATTTCGTGTGCGTAATTCTGGAACTCATACGCGGCTCTCGGACACCTCACGGGATCGATGATGATTGATTCGAGATCCTGAAGTTGCCGGATGCCGAACCCCACGCTGTCTTTCCCCTTCCTCGCTCCCTTGATCTTTGCGCCGTATTCCTGAAGCTCTTTTATACTCTTGGGTTCAGCGGAATCCCCGGTGATCATCTTATCGTTATACCCCTTTATCCGTTCCCACAGATCGCGGTTGCTGAGTCCGACACCGCTAACCTCTGCATAGATGTAGAGTTTCCTGCGCATGATATCGATATGCATCCTGTTAAACGCAGCGGGATCAACCGCATACCCAAAATCAAGCCCCTGTCTAATCCGATCAAACCGGGATATTTCATCATCAGCGATTGGTCTAAGATCAAGGTTCGTAAACACTTCAAGGCCGGTTCCCGTTTCAATTCCAAGATATTCGTGATCGTATGCAGACGGGTTTGATTCTTCGAGATGCCGGGCTTCAATGAGGAACGCATCACCTAACCATTCTTGAGGAACACCACGATAATCAGAAGAATGAACTTTGCGTCCGGGTTTGGGAACCTTGACTTCCTGGTTCACCCAAGACCGGGAACTTTTGGGCGGGTTATAACAGAATATCGCGCACCTGTTTCTGTTCTCTCCACGAAACAGAGATTGGATGATGTTTCGGATTTCGGGCATCCCGGCAAACTGATCCACCTCTTCAAAAAGAGCGTATTTAACATACCCTTTACCAAGATTGATCGATTTGAGTTTTAATGGGTTATCGGCACCCTTGAATAGGATTTTTTGTCCGGTTTCCTCAAATATGATCTGCATCGGGGCATATTGAGGACGACATTTGTCAGATACTCCGAGTTTATCAATACTCCATAAAAATTGTCCTAAAACAGTATCTCTTA